GCGGAATCGTCTATTACATCAATGTTTCCAAATGTATCTTTAATCGCTCCAATGTTTTCGCTATAAAGGATTTCTCCGTAAACCGGATCATCGCTTAATCCTAATTCATGAAAATCATAATTTTCAAGTGAGTCTGCGAACTCTTTTATTGACCGAGCTTCGGTATTTTTCGGATCATATAATAGGCTTGCCAGTCTCTTTCGGTGTGATGCTTTAGACAAATCAATAATATCTGCTTTAGGATTTAATTCTACGGCTTTAATGAAATCTGCATGGGTGCCCTCCACGTCGTCTGCCCCTGAAAATATCTCGGCAGTGTCCCATATTTTAGTCAGATAAAGTGTGCCGCCCGGAGATGACGAAACGCTGAAATTATCTATGTCGCCGACCTTCCTCTTTGAACCGTGAAGATACACATTCGGAGGTAACTTATCTCCATAAGACAGACCGACATCCTTTATTGGGCGAGCTATTATTTTTTCAGGATCGTTGTATTTCCCGCCTTCGGGCTTGGAGGTCATGGGTTCTTGTACGACAGCTCCGGGATATCTTGCAATACCTTTTGAAGGGCTTACTTCTTCGGCGGGCTTGGCCTTCTCAGCAGCCAGCGCATCCTTCTCTTTACGCGCTTCACCACGTTCGGCCTGATAGGCTTGGAGGACTGTGTTTCCTTTTGCATGTTCTTCTCCTACCACTTCCGAGGCTGCCTGTGTAACCTCTTTTTCAGTCGGGGGATATTCAAGATCGGAATCGTCGTACTGTCCGATAGTCGTCTCTTCGTTATAGTCCGCAATGAGGGTGTCGACAACGGGCTCCATCTCTCCCCATCCCTTCCTTGCCAGTATTTCCTTCCCTACGGCCGTGCCGAGCCACTTCTCCGGGGCCTTCAACAGGTCGTAGTCGATCTGGGACTCGACGACGGGCATGGGGTCCTCTCCCGGCCATTCCCTTTCGGCCTGCTTCACCATGGCCTTTACTTCAGGGGAATCGCTTTTGAGGATCTCCCCAACGAAAATCTGCCGCTGCCGGTCGTTATCGGGGTCAAAGCCCTTCGTTTTGGGGGCCACGGCCTCACCAGCGGGCTCAGGCGGGGAGATCTCTGCGGCCGGGGGTGTGATAGCGCCCCCTGCGTCGTACTCCTTCCTCAGTGTCTCATATTGAGGATTGCTTGCCTTTATGGGCCACTTGATTCCCTTGGCCTCAACGAACTGCCGGAAAGTAGGCTTCCCACCCGTAGGCGTTAATCCTTCCCTACCGGTTTCTCCCCCGGCTTCCGTCGGCTGTTGTAAATTTTGGCCGCCGATTCCTGGCTCCGATCGTAGAGGTTCCTTTTTACCGCCGAGGATAACGCCTTGTCCGGGTTGCGTTTTTTCCACTCCGCCTTCTTCTTCTCGAATAGTTGATCTCTGATCGCTTCGTACTTCGCTGGCATGTTCCGCCTCCTTGTAGGCTACGGGTTGCTCCTCCTGCGGACGCACTCCTAGCTCTCCGATGGGAACGGCCACGCGGGACGGGGGAGCTTGAGCCCGCAATGCCTCACCCTGCCTCCGGGCCTGTTCTTCCTCGAAGGCCATGGCCGATTCCTCGGCCGATTTGACAGGCGGTTGATCCTCCGGGACAAACAATCCCCGGCGACGAAGGGAATTAAGGGCCTTCTCATTCTCGACAACATCTTTGCCGAAAAAGGTCTCGGCGGCTTCCTCGGCCGTGGAGGGTCTTGGCTTGGCTTCCTCTTTCTTTGCCTTATCGATGGCCTGCCGGATGGTCTCTGTTACGTCAGGCTGTTCCTTGGTCTTTTCCTCTTCCATCAGGTCAATGGTGTCGTCCGGACGGCGAATCCGGTTAGCAGCGACTGACGCGCCACCCGTCACCAAGGTCATCCATGCCGTAGGACCGATAACGTCCAGGGCCTCTGCTATCGGGTCCGCATTTGGGCGTATTCCTGAAACTTTCTCGGTTAAAGCCTCCCCGCCCTGCTGTCCCATTTCAGTCCCGACTTCAATGCCGAGAGTCTTCATGAAGTCGGTGACAAGCTGCTTAGCCCCCCTCTTTGCTACTCCCGCCTCATCCATGCGGAAGAGCTTTCCGAGGTACTTGGTCCCGACGATCTCACCACCAGCCTCAATCGCGCCGGCAACAATGGGAGCCATCCCCTGCCCGGCCTCTCTTGCCTTGCGGGCCCCCTCGAAATCTCCCTCTTTCTCCAGCTTTTGGGCCTGTCGCTCGGCATTGTCCCTCGTACTCTGCGCTTGAGCGGTGCCGAAGAGGGCTCCCGTAGAGTAAGAGGCGACGTTATTTGCCATTTTTGCCGCCTTGTTGGCTGCGTCGAAGTATTCTTTTGCCTTCGTCGCGTACAGCGTGGCCTCTTCTGCGGTTTTCGCAGCGGACGCAGCAGCCTGGGCCGCCTTCCCTGCCTTGACGAGCTTTCCTACCCCGGTAAGGACCCTGACACCAGCCCCTACGACTCCCATGGGAATGAGGGAAGGGGCCAGCATCTTCGAGCCTTCATAGACCCATCGCTCAAGTCCTTCGCGCTTTTTCGGTTCTCCGTACAGCGATTTCCCCTTCGCCTCCGCCCACTCCTTCAGGTCCTTACCGATACTCTCCACGGTTTCCCCTGGCAGGTAGGACCCCACGAATTCCATAGACTCGCCTACCAGCTTCGGCAATTCCGTCGTCGCGCTTTCCGCGACTCCCTGCACGGCGGCCGATGCTACGCCGCCCAGAGTGCCCGCCTTAGACGCCGGAGGTTGGAGCGCCTCGCGCCTGGGCGACGTAGCTGCCGGGGAATCCTGATTCGCGTATGACAAAAAATCGTCATCAGACATGCTTTCCAGTGCTGCGGGAAGCGGCTTGTCCACCGATCCCTGCCCGTTGGCGAATGCAAGGAACTCATCGTCTGAAAAGCTCTTGATCTGATCTATTCGGGGCATTTAACCTATCCTTTTTTTTAAGCTCCTCAACATCGCGCTCTAACATCATAATCCATGTGTGACTACTCCGCCAGCTAAAGCAGGCGGCTTCTTGGGACAATCGGGGCAATCCCCAACTTAGGTCCCACAGGCTCAGTCCAAGCCTAGTTCACCACTTTCCCCGCTCATTTTTTCACCTCCCCGACCTGCGCTTCTGTTCTTCGTAGTCCTGTTTTACCCGCCTGAACGGCCCGGTCACGACTGAAAGAGCTGCACGACCCGCCTCGGCAAGGTCATCCGTTGTCAGGTTGTCGAGTGCTGTTTTCTCCCGGACCGCTCCGATGTGTCCGGCAACCAGACTGGCTCGGGTAGCGTTTTTATCCATGGCGGTCGGTTCACGCTTAGTCTTCTCTCCTTCTTCGGCATAGGGGGATTTTCCTTCCGCAATCCTCTTTTTTGCGTGATCGACTGCCTTCTGTACGATAGCCCTTGTAGGCTTACCTCCGCCTAACAAGTAATCTATTTCGCTTTGGCTTAGCGTGGGAACAAGGGCGGGGATCTCCATCTCTTTCCCGTCGAACTCGACACCGATCGACAATTCCGTAGATACTCTCCCATCCGGCCTCTTCAGCTCCCCGAAAAATCCTTTTCCTTTCGGGGTCCCATCTGTCCTATTTCCATACCCGGTGTTTTCCTCCGGGCCACTGCGACCCGGCTTCACCCACTTCCCGTTCGCGTCTTTCACGAGTCCGCGCCTCTTTGCTTCCGCTTCGATAGCGGCCGGCGATGGCTTTCCGGCGTCGCTTTCCCCATAATCTTCGGCAATGGAGGCAGACATTTTGTCGTATATTTTCAACGCCTTTTCCGCATGTTTCAAGTATCGTTTTTCTCCCGAGGTCAAAGAGTTTGGATCTGCATTGTTTTTTTCTACGAGTTTTGCTGCGGCAATCAGGGCGTTATTGCCTGCCTCCGTCATTTCTCCCGTCTCCGGATTTAATACAGGTTCACCTTTAGTGACGAACGGACTCAATAAAATATTCAAATCCTTTTTGAATATGTCTCGTTGCTTCCCGGTCGTTTCGAGCGCCTGCTTTCCTCCTTTGCCACCAACTTTCTCTGTCGCTTCGGCACGGGCTTTCGCGGCATTGGCTCTCCGCAGGGCGATCTCGTCTTCCGTGTCAAGTCCCGCCAACTTACGCTTGTCGTCCGGGCGAATGCCTCCGAGCGCCGTTTCGGCTTCCCTAACTTTTTCCTGCAGTTTCGATTCTCTGGCGATTCCGGTGTAGGGAACAACCTTTTTCTCCAGTTGCCCGCCCTTTCCCTCGATGAATTCGTTTATATATCTCTTCCCATCGTCGCCCATGAATGGTTCCTGGCTGGCGTTAAGGGTCGATATTTTCTCTTTCAGTTGCTTCCTTGCGGCAAAATATGCATCCGGTTTTTCAGTCACGTCCGTCATCAGCTTCAGAATATCCTTCGTGGACTTGAATGGCGTGACTGCCCCTTTGCCGCCGTCTCCTTCCGAAACATATGCTATGGGATTGCTCTTCAAGATCGGGTCGTTATCCCACTTCTTTGCTAGAGGATGATCGTCCGGAAGGTCCTTCCTGACGTAGAATCTCCCCTCCTGACCGTCCGGCCACATTGTGCCATGTACCCTCTGGGCTTGGGCAAGGAATCCGGGTTCGTCTCCCGCATCGAGCATGATCGACATGGCCTGAACCTGCTTTCCCAGCTTTTCATATTCCTTCTTCTCCTTGTGCTCCTCCATCCGGGCGGTATGGGCTTCTTGAGTCATGGCATCCAGTCTGTCGTTTCTTTCCTTTTGCTCCGCCCGCCATTTCTCACGCTCTTCCCGGTCCGCGGCCCGTTCGGCACCTCGTTCGCCAAGCACGACGCCTGTATTGAATCCCCTGGTTGCGCTATCCCAGAAATCAGCCATAATAATTCTCCCTTAACCCTTCGCCACTTTTGCGCCGAGGGTTCCGAATAACCCGCCCGTGAAAGCTCCCGTTGCCATCCCTGCGGCGTTCCCTGCGAAGTTCCAGAATCCGCCGCTACTATCTTCCGTTTTTGTCGAGGAAAGCACCCGCGTTGCAAGTGGAGCATAGGTTGCCGCCGCTCCGCTGTACGACCCCGCCGCCCTGGCGTACGGATCTGCATTATTTACGGTTGTCGCTGCCCCCTGTCCTACAACCGGGCTCACGTTCTTATTGAGGGCGATTCCAAGCCGCTGGAAATTTTCTTGCTCGGCCTGGTTCTTGGCCGCCGTCCGAGCCCCCGCAATCGTCTTCGACGTGTCGAGGGCCGCCTTGTTTACGGCGTTTCCGAAAGTCGAGCTTCCAGGGTCGATGCCGTATCGTGAAGCCTCACGGCGCCTCATGGACTCTCCGAGCTTCGCCGCGGCCTTGACCTCGCTGGATGCCGAATCCATCCTTTCCCCAACGTCGACGCCCTCCAGGGCTTCCTTGTAAAACTTCTCGGCTGCCGGTTTCTGCCCTTCAAGCTCCGCCTTGTTCAGGGCCGTGGCTGCCGGGAGCAATGCCCGGTTCCCCGCCGCAGCCTCTTCCTGGTACTTGAGTTGCTCCTTCGTCGAACCGGTCATGTAGGGGAGAAGGTCCTTATTGGCCGCAGCGACCGAGATCTCGTAATCCTGAAAATACTTTTTATACATATCCCATTGATCTTCGGCCATGACCTGCTCTCGCTCGGCAATCTCCGCCATCTTTGCCGATGCCACCGGATCGTAAGTGTTCTGCGTCGTCGTCGTGCTTCCGCCTTTACCGCCCATAGTTCCCCCTTTCAACATACCAGAAGTGAGCAGGTACGCTTTTCTGAAGCCCGGCGTTGTAGACGAACGAGGGGATAACACCCATGTATTCGAACCCCATGTGTCTGCACCATATCCGGGCGGGTTTGTTCTCAACCTCAGTCATGCCATAGAGAAGATCGAAGATCGGATTTCCTGCCGAATCCTCCATGTAGAGTAAATCGCATACGATGCCCCTCCCTACCGCAACGGCATCCGCGCCGCGAAGGTTATCGAAGAAGCAGAAGTGGAACTCTCCCCGCCTGGACGAAAAGTTGTTAAGCCAGCAGATACCTGCGATTTCGCCTTTGAATTCTATCACGAACAGACTGTTTTGATTGAACTTCATCATACGCAGAAAATCGTCCGATGTGGTAACGGCTCCGTCGTAGAACACCCGCTCCACAAGATCCTCTTTCGCCATCCGCTCGAAGAGGCCCCGGATGAAGGAATCCGTGAATGTCGGTATCCCGTCAACGGCGGTGTATGATAAAAGCTTGTATTCCTTCACGTTCTTTCCCTATGTGTGAACCACTTTCAGGGCATCCCCCGTGCGGTAGATGTCCCCCGGCTTGAGGCCCGCCTCGACTGCGGCTGCGTTGTCCGCATATACCGGAGCGAGCTGGAGATCTCCAAAGGTCACGGCCTGGCTTCGAGGCGGGTTCGTCGTATCAAGCTGGGAACGTTTCGCCCCGGTCAGGATTTCGAGCGATTCCTTCACCCATTGGAGAAAATCCCGGTGATAAGGCGTAATACCGTCGGGAAGCTTTCCGAATCTCTTGGGCCTAAGTAGCGGCATCGAGTTCCTCCAGGGAAGTTGCAATGGCCACATCGACAATCGGAACATCCCCGCTTACTTCGAAGTAGCACCTTCTGTATATGTTTGTGCCCGGAAGGCGGAAAGCATCGTCGTCCGATATGGTTTTCGTGAGGATCAACTTTCCGTCTGCGTAAAATTTGAACGTCGCTCCGAAATAGGTTTTTAACGTCCCATCTCCATTCAGCGCGCCATCATTGAGGGCGTACTCGTTCAGCGTGGCTCCAACAGCGTCTTCTCCAAGGTCTTCGTTTTCCTCCCCGTACTCCGAAACATCCCGGATCACCCGCGCAGCAGACATATTCGTAATGGCTCCCAAGATGAACTCTTTGGAGCGCCATCGGTATAGCCTATAAGATTCCGTTTCCCCCTCGAATTCGTAAATGGCGTTAACGCCTTCGCTGTCCTGCGAGATGAAATACAGGTGGTTATCCACAAGGGAAACGTGGGGAGCGGCCGCGTTTGGATAGGTCGTGATCCGGCACAGCGACATATCCCTGGTATTGATCATGAAGCAGCCGCTACTGTGGAAAGCGAAATAATAACCTTTGAAATCGACGGCACGGATCGTCGTGGGGCTATAATTACTGTAGTATTGCTTCCCCGTGAAATACTCGTAGGAGTAGAGTTTCGGGCCGTCGAGCGTTACCTGTACGATTCCCTCTTCGGAAGGAAAGAGCACCCCGAGTTCGCAGGAAACAATTCCTGCCTTCGAAAGACAAGGATACCGACCGGTGATTTTTGTGGTGCTCATGGCATCGGCAGGACCCGAGAGAAGATAAATAGTCTCGTCTGTAGTGACGACGATGGTTCCTCCGATGTGTCCCAACCCGACGATTGTGGAGTCAACCGGATAGGAATACGGCCATGCATGAGGAAGGAACGGTTCCGAGACATAGACCCGGTTGCCGACGAACCCGGCCAAAGATCCGCCATCGGGGGCGATCAATCCCGCGAGAGTTGCGGGAGGAGGGGCCCAATCCTCGCAGGTGAAAGCTTCCCCGAGGGCGGAATCCGCTACATCGTCCGTGAATGTGTAGGTGGCGAAATTGACCCCTGCGGTGTCGAACTCCCCGACAAAGAGGAATTCACCGACTCCCGACGTGGCCCCTGCCGTTCTGTAAATCCTAATCTTTCCGATGGACCGGCCGGTCGGGGGAGACGTGAACCCGGATAGCGTGACATCTCCGGAGGTGTAATCGGATATTGAAATGATGGGCGAATTCTGCCCTTCTTCCGCATTCGTGCTTCCTAGCTTGACAACATAGGTGTAAATATAGGCCCGATATCCCGATCCGCCACCGGTGTACCCGGTCAACGAGGATAGCGCCGCCGCCGGAGCCGGGACTCCCAGCTTGTAATAATCGGTCGTGAAATCGAAAGTAGCGCTCAGGATGCTAGAGGTGAGCACCCGGGGTTCGCTCATTCCAGTGAAATAAACCCGGTCATTGGCTTCCCCGGCAATCGGGCTGCGGGCAAAGTCCAATTCTTCTGCCCGGTAGATCCACTCGTCGGTTCCCGACTTCTTCCACAGATAGAGCGTCTTGAGGGTGCCGGCCGTTGCCAGGTTAAGCGTGCGGGCGCTTTCCAGGAAGGGCCGCAGGTCGCCGCGGGAAAGGTCGCAGTTCTCCGCAACCTGCGCCTCGTAGTCCTTCGAGAGGTGGGTTGCCACTCTGGGACGCTCTCCCGAAAAGAAGTTATGCCGGATCAGCATTAGAAAAACCTCAGAGATTTCACGCTCTGGCTGCGTCTCGTCATTCCGTGGCTCTGCTTGATCTTCGCTCCGGCCACGCCGTCATTATAATCGGCGAGGTATCTGGTTGCCATCACCGGGTCGGTCCAGTCCTTTTTCGGCATGAACATGAGTCGAGCCCGCGCCCCCGCCGCAATCGCGTCCCGGTATCTGTAATAAATATCGTCGTCGACAGTCGTGGCGGTATCCAGGGGGACGAATATCTGTTTTATGTAAAACCGCTGCGCCTCGGCCTCGATGCCATAGAACTTAATGTGTGTTGTATCCGGCCAGGTGAAAAACTTGGTTCCCGATATGGCGATTTCGTCAAGGTCGTCCTGGTCGTTCAGCAGTTTGATCTCCTGTGCGTCCCAAGCTACCCCGTCAATCCTGAACTCCGTGAGCAGGATCGGCCGACCATCCGTAAGGTAAGTGGCGAGATTCACGCTCACCGAATCGTTGTCTGCGGCTACGACATCCGTTGCCAGCACGTCGTGCTCGAAGGCTTTCTCAAGGATCTGCGTTTCCTCGCAGAACTTGACGAGGGTCCGAAGGACGGCCTCGTCGACCAAGACGTTAGGGCATCCCATGACGTCAGGGGCTACACGCCTGGAGATCTCGGTAAGGTTGGTTGCCACTGCTCTACTCCTTCACTTCGTCCTTGAGGATGATCGGGTTTTCTTTCGTCCCGATCACAAGTCGCTTTTCTTCGGGTTTCTCATCCGCTTCTTTGGCACCCCGGCTGATATAGCCGACGACTCCAGCGGCGACCGTCAGGACGATGTCCTTTCCGGCATCTCCCAGAAAATACATAGCACCGCAGGCGATTCCTCCAAGTACAATCATTGCCATTCCTTCGTTGAAATCGAATTTAATCATGTCATTGCTCCTGTGCCATCCGGCGATTCTTTCTTTCCTTGATAACTTGAGTAGCCGAACACGACTACCGCTCTATACATGACCTCTACCGCGCTTTTGGGAACCCACGGATCGTCGTGTAGGGACTCATAGAAAATTTCGTCGATGAGCCTCTTCGATGCCTCGACCTCCACGCCATTGATAATGAGTTTTCCCGTCCTATACCCCCTGTCATGCCCGAAGCCCGCCTTACGTCCGTACTTTTTAAGCAGAGCATAGGCAAGAGGCAATGCCGAGGGCACGGAGCATCCATCGGAGCGAGATCCTTTCGGGGTCGTGACGATGTCGCCGTTGGGCCTCTGGTAGTGGATGTCTTCCAGCAAGGCCCAGTCCTCCGGTCCTACTTCCTCAGCCTTCATGTTTCCCGACAGGTACGGCATTAACGCCACCCCCACTTCCACTTGCCCCTCACGAGGAGCCAGAGACGTTTGATTTGGTCGGTAAGTTTCTTCATCACTTCACCTTGAAGCCTTTGATGGTTTCTTTTTCTTCTTCGACCCACTTCTTGCTTCGCTCGATGACAGGCTCGATATCGACCGGAGTGCTATCGATGACTTTCCCGTCTCTCAGGGTGATTTTGTATATTCTATCGGGAACTGTGCCAGACTGGACGAGTCCATAGATATTCTGCTCCTTCGCCATCTGGTCAAGAAGTAAGTCGAGCGAGTCCATGTATTTTATCTGGGCAGCGCATGAAGCTTTACTATAATGCGGCATCTCATATATTGTTTCCGTGACCGGAGTATAGATGCCGCTGTTTGACGGGCACGAGCAATTCATCCAGATCAAGAGATAGACAATATACTTCACGGCATCACCTCCCCGTATTTTTCACTTCGGCACTTCTGGAAGATTCGTTGCAGGCGGCAGACTCATGAAGAGAGCGTGAACGTCTGCCGCATATTTCAGGATTTCATCGTCTTTCATTCCCGCCATTCGGAGTTGTGTAAAACCGACAATGACGAAAGCCTTTGCCACTTCGACCAGAATTGCAGCGGTTTCGGGGTTCATTAGAATCCACCTCCTATTCGATTAAGTAATGCGATAATGGCTTGCTCCTGAGCTACCGATGGAGTGCCTCCCTGCATGACGATTTCCCCATAGACAATAATGAGGGGCTGCGCCTCGACGAGAATTTCCCTCTTCTGTCTCAGTACATCCTTCTGGGCTTCCGTGAGATTCGGCTTGGCCACCTGGACCATGTAGTCATTGCTCTGACTCAGATAGAACGCCTCGAACCTCGTGAGCATTTCCTGTTGGGGCTTGAGTGCCGTTGAATTGAGAGCGCACCCGATGCAAATGAGCATCAGGATTGCTACGATTGCCGCTGTGTTCTTTCGATTCATGACTTCCTCCTATGCTTCGTAAAAGGTATGCCTGCCAATGACCCTGTGAACCTTTAACCGCTTTGCCCACTCCGGATGGACGTCTATCGTGTGATATTCCAGCGATGGAACGTTTCGCTTGATCGTTCCATCTAGCATATTCCGGGCGATTTCGTACGCTACGAAAAGAGTCGGCTTCTCATGGTATGCCCCTTCGAAGTTCCTTGCGATCTCTACACACGTTTCATACTGCGGGTCCGTGTAGCTCTGCGGGGGGCACGAGTTGAGCCACGAGAACTGCCAGGGCTTCATGATGACTTCGTGGACCGTCTCGCCATCCCACTTTCGATGATCGACGCGGTTCAGGATAACCGACCCCACGGCAATACAGCCCTCCATCCCCTCGCCTCTTGCCTCGGCCCAGATACACAGAGCCATGATCTGCGCTTCGGAAAGATCGAGGAATAGCTGTTTGTGCTCGCCGCGCATCTGTTACCTCCCTTGCCTCTCCCGCCTCTTCTGTTCGTTCCGAATCTCCTTTGTCATCTCCTTGATCTCGGAGATGTCATTGCTCATGTACTTTAGGCACGTTTCGGTGCTGGTAATCCGCACCTCGTGAGAGTTAAGCCTATCTATCACGGCCCTGTCCAGTTCTGTAGATGACTGGTAGCGAACGGTAAAGTAGGCAACCAATATGAGGGCTAGCAGTCCAGCAGTCCAGCCGAGAACATTGCGCGCAGTGTCGTTTCTGCTTTCATTCTCCATCATCGTCTCCTTGATACATTTGAGTATGAGCTATCAGAAACTGTCGAGTAATCCAGATTGTTCCTTCAATCCACATGAGACCGAGAATGAAGGCGGGTAAAGGTATTCCAAACATGGAGTAGTCTTCTATATCGTTGAAGGTCATTTTTTACTCACTCCCATAGACGTGATGCCGTGGATGCTGCCCTGTTCGTAGTATTCATAGGCTCCGATGTCCCATGCTGCACCTTGGGGCCTTGATGTTCCGATAATATCCGTGTTATAGGGTGCCCCGAGAGTAGCACCGTTGTTGACGCATAAAACCCCTGCACCTGTTGGAGTCGGGGTCGGAAATGCATTGATTCCAGCCGTTCCACTCTGCCCGTGAGTTTCCTGCATGGCGTAGGCAGCCTGAAAAGTGGTTAGGGTGTCGTAATAAGTTCCGTCTGCGTAAACAAATTTGCTGCCGATGTCGTAGAGGTTATAATCAAACTCTCCCGCTGAAAAATCATCCATGTCGGAAACATTGAGAGAGATGTGTTCTCCGGTGGTGACGAAGATATTGTTTTTGAAGTGGTAAGTTCCGTTCTTCCCGTCCTCGAAATCTATAGACAACCCCCCCGCGTGACCTATTGTATTTCCGTAAAAGTAAAGCCCGTTCACGCCGTTTGTCATGGAAAAGTTCCTTGACCCGAACGTACTCATATCCACGCCGTTGACGGTTCCGCTGCTGGCATTGAAAATTACGTTTTCGGTGATATATATTTCCTGTTCGTTGGCTTCCTCTCCCCCGGTCACATTTTCGGAGAAGATGTTCTGCGTGTGATTGTATATTTTATTCTTGGAAATCTTAGCGAAGGACACCCCATAGAAACCGTCTACGGGAATAATCGCCCGTATGAACGCTATTCCGTCAGGGTGATTATCGGCAAAATTAGAATCCATGTTGTTATAAATCTGGTTGCCGCTGATCGTGAAATACTGCCCGTGGATATTGACTCCGTCCACAAAGTTGTCGTAAATGAAGCTGTTTCTGATGATGGTCCCGTTTGCATAAGTGGCGTCGGTAGAATCACCGGAAACTATAGTGACGCCCTTAATCCCAGCATGAATTATGCAGTTGTCGATCAGGATTTTCGTGCTCTTCCGGAAGTAGACGCCCGAAGCAGACCCCGAGTCTCCCCCTGCGTATATTTCGCAGTTTCTTACCGTCACCCCCGTAACTTGATAACCATCTATGCCATGATAAGCTTCGGTCCATCCGGTTATTTTTAGCCCGTCAATCGTTGTGTTGTTGTCGACGGAAAATCTACCCTGAACAATAGGAGCGTCCCCGGTATTGTTGATGAACGTCAGGCCGGTTTTTCCTCCCGTGTCTACATTTTCTGCATAAGTCCCTGCGTGAATGATGATGTTGTCACTATTCGACGCTGCGGTAACGGCCTCTCCAATAGTGGAGTAGGTCTGCCCGGAGCCGACGTGACGATCTGCCGCAAGGGCATTTCCTGCCAAGACAAGGATCGCAATGACGATTAGTAGTTTCTTCATTTAATCGTCACATAAAGTGATAGCGGTGCCCATGCTATGCTGTTAGTCACTGAGCTGAGATTGGCGGGGGGAGTGTCGTATGCTCCTGACGTGGCTTTATACCAAAGCGTACCCGTGGAGTTTCTCACCGCTGACCACGCTTCCGTGGTAGAAACAAACAGACACACCCAATAGCTAGATGATGCGATGACACTCCCGCCGTCCATCACTCCCGATTTCCACCCAGCACCACCCGATTCAGCAATCCCTCCAGAGCATCCGATCTTTAGATCGCCGGAACCGGGATTACCCCCGTCTGAGGAGTATACACATACCTTCACACTCGCGCCGCCACTTGCGGCGCTGCCGTAGACATACGCAGTGTCCAAATCTCCAGAGCAATCGGCAGCCGAAAGGAAACACATCGCAATATCTGCTGCACAGGACTGCGACGTTAACTCCGTAGCTCTATTGCCTACCTCGTTGGTAGCCGGGTTGCATCCAGCCGCCGCCGGCCCTCCCCCGCTTCCTCCAAGAATAGCGGGGCTCATGGCGATGGACTTGCTAAAGTCGATAGGCTCAACGGCAAAGCATAGCGAGGGAATCAGCAAGAACAGCAGAATGAATTTCTTCATGGCGTGCTCCTAGTTCGTCGTCCAGGTGCCCTTACCGGTGATACAGACCCATCCGAAGGAAGGCGTATAGATCGCTGCATCGGTATAGGCTACGGTTGTGTTAGCTGCGTTAAGGGCCGTCGTCCCGAAAACAAATCCTCCCGCTTCCGTGCTCATGGCCGTAACGGTGCCGAGTCGCGTATGGGCAGCCTCTACTGCGGGGATGCCTTCAATGGCAAGGGCGGCAGAGTTATAACCCGTCGCGTTGGCGGTAGCTTCTATGGCGTCAATCGTTCCGTTCGCACCGATGTCGAAGGCCACAGCACCGTATTTGTTCTGGGGAATCGTATCGTTACCCGGCGCGGTCTCGGCAACCGCTTTCGAGTATCCGGTCCCAGCGATATCGAACTCCACCGCTACCGTATTCTTGACGCTTGTGTTAGCAGTTGTTCCGATCCCAAGATCGGCTTCATTCTTAAGGCCCGTACCCGACATCTGTTCCGTGTAGCAAGTCAGCGTATCTCCCATCGTCGGGGTGTCTACGCTCACATAAGTCTTTCCACACGTCCCGTCCAGGCACATATAGTCTTGAGGGGAGTTGTCGGCAGTGAATCTCCAGTAGTTCGTCGCGGCAAGCGTCGTGCCGACAAAGGCGATGAAGTTGTAGCCCGCTGCGGCCTGAGGTAGGGTATGGTTTACGTCCGCAAGCGACTGCCCGGTATTGCGAATCACCGTTCCCGACACCTGCGCTGCGGTCAAAGTTAATGCCGTCTTTCCATCCACGCGGGGAAGGGTGGCAAGAGGGGCAGTTAAGGTCTTGTTGGTCAGGGTGTCTGTGGAGGAAACCGTGACGACGTTTACGGTCTCGATGCTCACCACTCCAGGACTCACTCTTGCAAGCGTCGTATCCGAGGCGTGGCCGAGTTCGATGACCCCTACCGTTTCCAGCTTCTTGTTTATCTTGAATTTTACGTTCTTCCCATCGATTGTCGCATACGAGGTAGATGTTCCTGCCTCATGAGCGTAAAGGTCAAGCGTGCCGTTCTCTGCCCCATCGGCCCCATCCACATAACCGCCGACGATCTTTGCAATCTCCTTGTCCGCACCGGGGGCCTGAGTGTCAAGGAAGGAGTCGGTCGGAGAGTCGGAAGACGCCGTGGTGATCCCGCCCGCGCCAGTGGTCAGGCCCGTGACGGTCAGCATGCCGGAAGATGCGTTGTAGGTGATCCCGGCGTCTGTCTTGGGTCCTCTATCTCCCGTAGCGTCTTCAAACAAGGAGACAAAGGTAGTGGTGTCGGCCGTGTCGGCTACGGTGATGGTGGTGGGGACGTAGGTTGTGGTGGCAAGGGTGCCGGAAGCTGGAACCGTGACACTCGATCCTCCAGCCTGTCCCACTAAAATAATGGCTCCCGTGGTAGTCTGCAAAGAAGTATCGATGTTCAGCGCTGCTCCCGCGGCTACGTCGAGGGAGGCCGTGCCGAGGGTGTAATTAAAGGTGTTTGCACCTTCAGTGAGTACCCCTGTAGACCATGCGGGGATAGCCGCTCCCATCTGCCATATCTTCCCCTGCGCTCCTGCATCCGCAATGGAGAGGGTATTGGCTGCACTGAAATAGAGCATCCCGCCTGTATTCCCCGCCATGGCAGGAAGCTTAATGAAGATGCTATCGGCCAGGGCTTCCGGTCCGTAGAGCCTGAAATAATGACTGCCCGCCTCGTCCCCGTCCTCGTAGAAGTCTATGAATCCAGGCGATGTCGTCCCGTTTTTCGTTGCAAGACCTGCTCCGAATGTTTCTTTTCCGGTGAACGGCACGGAGCCATCGGCCGCTATACCAACTCCGGCCGTAATCTCCTCCACGGCAGCCCCGGTGCCCTTGAAGAGCTTTCCATCTCCGGTCTGCTGGCATAGAGTGCCTATGGCGTAATATGCGGCTACGTTACAATCTGCGGCCGTCTGGATGCCGGACGATACGCCACCCGATCCCGGAGGGCCAACGGAAAAGGCGGGGACAGCCATGAATAGAGCGATAACGATTGCAAGGAGTGACTTTTTCATTTTTTTACCCCTAGTTCACGTCGACCTTGGCGTCGAGCTGCAAGGTCTGAGTTGTCCCTCCGGTGAAAGCGATCGTGATCTTCATGCTTGTCGCTTCCCTCGGGACGTATGCCATGGTGACGATGTAATTCCCGGTTGCGCTCAACGTCAGGGTGTAGTTGCCGAGAGTAGTACCGGAGGTGGCCGAGGCAGGCACCTTGTAAAGCGTCGAGCCGAGTTGCGGGATGACGAATTCAATGGATGAGACGGCAACGCTGGTCCCGTCCCCTTTGCCGTATTTCAGGAAGATTTGGGCCGCCCCCTGGTTGCCGCGAATGTTGAAGGTAGCGGTGGTAGCGGTAGCCACTCCCGTCACAGACGAGAGCGTGTTATCCGCGAAGGCGGGGGTAATCGCCATCATAAAAACGGCCAATGCCACAACAAAGACGATCTTTTTCATAATATTCTCCTTCACTCCGTTGACGGGTTGGGCCGCTTTTGGTTCGGGCTGTACTCCCGCCTCACCAGATCTTTTCGTTCGAGTCCAAGGACAAAGAGATTCCAGTATTCCGTCGCTCTGGCCGCATTAAAGGGAGAAAACGCCGCGTCCTTCGCGTAGCAGCGAAACAGGATGAAGTTGACCAAGGTGTCCTTATAGACGTCGGAAATCGATATTGCCACTGCGTAACTCGGCCCCGCCAGGGCGGCAACATTGTCGGGAACGGCGGAAAAGACGGCCTCCACATACCCCTGAGATGCCGCCGGTTGCGGGGGAGTGACGTAAAAGTGCCGGGTGTCCTCTTCGTTGTAAACGTAGTGTTTCACGATGGCATTGGCGGTAGCCGAGTGCCAGTCCGGATTGTAGGCGTCCAGAAAGTCCATTCCTACCGGAGTTATCGCAGGCCCCGCCACAAGGCCTGTAACGCCCATGTTGCGGACCAGCCTGAGTAACTGGACGCACTCCTTGATGGTAACGCCTGCCGGGGTTTGGAACGCCGAGGTCCCGTCCGGAACGCTCTGCCTGGTTCCGGCTGCGAGCTTGTAGGTCTCGCTCAGGGTGTAGACGTCGGGCTTGAAAATTACAGCCTGCCGCTGGCCTGCATTGAGGTAGCGGAGCTTTTCGGCATCCGTCCATCGCACCTTGTCGGCATCCAGAAGGACCCCGTCGCACTCGGAAAAAATGTCGCTGGCGAGGATCGTTCCCACTTACTTCCTGCCTTTCTTATCCGGCTGGGCTTCTGAGGGCCCGTTGACCTTCGTGAAGGGTTCGAGTTCGGACTTGGCCTTCTCAAGCTGTTCCTGGAGATCGAGGTTATCAGTCTCCAGGCGTTCCTTGAAGGCGTCGAAGGACTCCGCTTTCTCCTTCAACTCCTTGTTCTCGGCTTGCATCTTAACCAGCACCCCGCCCATCTCGGTGAGGACCGCATGGAGTGAAGCCTCTACCATGAAGCTCTTCCCCTGAAGCTCGATCGGCACCCGCTTCTCGTCGGCCGTGGGCTCAAAGGCTAACCCCTTATTCTCGGGATCGTAGGGTCTCATGTCCTTTCTCGTTGCCAGTTGCTTCGTCCATGGATAGATGTGTCCTCCATCCTGAATCAGGTATTTTCCTTTCGGGTCCAGCGCCATGATTCAAACCTCCTGTTGTCGTTTAATGCTCCGGGCGTTCGCGCCCGGAGCGGTTTATGGAAACGTTGACTACTCCGCCATGTAGCCGGGCAGGAACAGAAGGAACGACCCCGCCGCAAGGTTTGCCGCACGGACAGTGAAGTCGATGGTGTCGGTAGCTTCGAAATCGTACCCGCCGTAGTTGTCGGTTCCCCACGTCGCGTCGTCGGCAACGAAGGCAATGGTTCCCGCCGCGCCGTCGAGAGCGGTGGCGTTGAAAATCTCGGTGCTTCCCGCGATGCCGATATCTCCCGTTGCGCTTGCCGTTCCTGCTACGACGGTCTTAAACGATCCGAGGCCGGGAAGCAGGATAGCCGCTTTCGGGACATCCCAGAGCTGGATAATATCCGCGATCGTGATGTAGCCGTTTGTGGTTAAGGTCTCGTGGGCGGCGATGATTTCCGACACCACAATGGGGATTCGCGCCACGAAAAGCTGTCCGTAATCCATCGCGGCTACACGGGTATCCCCTTTCGTGCTGTTGTAAGTGCTCATGCTTATTCTCCTTTAATGCTGGGGTCCCCGACCGGCCGAATTAACGGGCCGGGGGTATGGGGGTATAACATGGTCGCGTAGAAATGACCGCGAGGATCCGGGTTAATTGTCTAGAAGCCG